TCACAGGCCGTACTTTCGGTTCCAGCGCTCCTGGGCTTTTTTGATCTGCTCTCCCGTCCAGCCGAACCGGGCCATCTGGGAGTAGTCCCCGGTGTACTCCGCCGTTTCCAGGGCCCTCTCGTAGGCCGCCTTCTGGGCCGACTGGCGCAGGCTCGCCTCGTACCGCTTCTCCTCCCGGGCCGCTTCGGCCCGCTCCAGCCAGTCCCGGTAGAGGGCCTCCAGCTCCTCGGCCCGGGCCTCCGCCTGGGCTTTGGCCAGGGCGGCGCTGTACTGCGACGTAAGATCCGCGAGCTCCCGCTCCAGGCCGTTTTGGCCCTCCAGGTACCGCCGCTCCAGGTCGGTCAGCGTCCGCAGCAGGCTTGTCCCGAAGGACAGCCGGGCCTGTCCCGCGGCGCCGCTATTCAGCCCCCGGGCCGCGGCGTACTCGTGGAAGGCCGCCCGCTCCCGCTCGCTGTCCGCCGCCGCCTTGTCCCTGGCCGCATCATAAGCCGCCTTCAGGCTCTCCTTTTTCTCCGACAGGGCCGACACGTTCCGCCTGTAGGCCTCCTCCAGAGCCGCCCGGGCCGCCCGGAGCCGGGCGTCCGCCATGTCCCGGATGTACCGCTCCGAAATCCCGGAGCCCGCCGCGCCCGCCGGGGCCGCCCCGCTCAAGGTGGCCGGGCCGGGGCTTACCTTCACCCCGCCGTAGGGGGTAAGTTCATAGAGCCCGTCGTTTGTGATAACCCGGGACCCCACCGGCACCCGGCTTGTCCCTTCGACGTCGGTGTACGTCAGCCCGTCGATGATGTACCCCACCTTCAGCGTCCCGGCGGGGTCATAGTAATACGTCTTGACCGCCACGCTCTCCCCTCCTTCTCCGGTCTCCCTTCCCCGGGGCGGCGGGAACTTTTCCTGTCCCCGCCGCCCCGTCATGGAGCATTTCCGCAAGGCCGCAGCGCGCCAAAAGGTCATAGAGCGCCGCCGCGGCCGCCTCCAGGGACCCGAAGGGTCCCCAGTCCTCCGCCGGCGCCTGGGCCGGCGTCTTTTCCGTCTCCCTCATTTCTGCCGCATCCGGGCCGCTACCACAATGGCCTTGAGGGTCTCCAGGCGCATGTTGATGTCGCCGGGGTCCACGGACTTGGGCGTGCCGCCGTTGATGATCTCCTCGTCCAGAAGTTTCCGGACCTCCGTCTTCATCCACTCCGGCACGTCCGCGAAAGTGCGGATAGTGGGGTTAATCTTCTCGTACATGGCCTCGAACTGCTCCTGCGTCATCTCCTCATCCTCCTTCCAGCGGGGCATCTCGGGCGGGTACTGCCCGGCGAGTATCATGCTGCCCGTGTAGGCGCCGTGGGCGTCCCACTGAAAGTGGGGCTTGTCGACCATTTTCCAGTCGCCGCCCCAGGTAAAGCCCAGGGCCTTGCCGATCCGGCTCACCACGTCCCAGAAGGCCTCGTCGTTGTACTCCCGCCCCCGCACGTTCTGGCAGATATCAAAGGCCAGCCCCGCCTTCACGCTGTGGAAGGTGGGCACGGGGCTGTTCGTGATGATCGACCCGGGGCGGGTGCGTCCCTGGGCGTAGAGATAGGCCTGGTACTCCTCGTCCCGCACCGTCTCCGTCACCAGCACCTCCCGGCCCTCCAGTTTCGCCAGGGCGATAAGGGCCCGGCAGTTTTCGGCCACGTCCGGCCGCAGAAGGTCAATATCCCGGCTTTTAAACATCGCGCTCACCTCTCCCGCCCCATTGTATTCCCGGCCCGGCCATTCGGTCTCAGCTGCGCCCGGCCTTCCCGCTCCGGCCGGCGGCCTGGGCGTCAATCCGTCCTTCCGCCAGGATGTAGCTCACCACGCTGGCCAAAGTCACCACGGCCCCGGACACCGTGGAGATGATGTCCTCGTCCAGCCCGAACACCAGGGCCAGACCGGTGACGACGCCGGACGCCGCCGCCCACAGTTTCCGGGACGACAGCTTCTCCCTCAGACTTCTCATCGCTCCTCCTCCCTGTCCGCGCCTTGCCGTCTGTTCTCGCTGCGCCGCAGGCCCGCCAGGGCCACGAGCTCCCCCGTCGTAAAGGTAAACCACGCGGCGGTCAGGGCCGTGGGTTCCGCCCCCGTGCGCAGGAACACGAAGAGGGCCGCGGCCGTGAAGGCGCAGTTTGCCAGAATGATAAAGGCCACCACAAGTTTTGAAAACCGCGTCTTTCTCATCCCAGGCACATCTCCAGATCCCCGATCCGCTTCTCCGCGGACCTTACCTTCTCCTCCAAAACCTGCTGCTGCCGCTCCAGCCCGTACATCCGCTCCAGGACGCCGTTGTGCTTCTCCACCTTCTTTTCCAGCTGCTCCAGCCGGTAGTTCACCAGCCTGTTGGACACCACGATCCCGGAAAAAGACCCGATCACCGTGCCCGCCAGGGAAATGAGCGCCATCACAACTTCCGTGGGCATAACAAACCTCCCGTCAAACAGCCCGTCCCCGCTACATCTTCGCGGCGACCCACCGGTACAGAACGCCGGCCTTCAGCATGCCGAACTGGGCGTTGGAGTTGAGGACAACCCCCTGGCCGTCGATCTGGAAATAGCTGGGGGCATCGACGAGGTACCGGTTCCAGGACATCGTCCGGGCGTTGACGAAGTAGGTTCCCTGGATCTGGGGGTGGCGGATGACGCACATGATCTCCGCCGAGGAGCCGATCGTCGTCTCGGTGGCAAACAGCAGGAAGAAATCCGGCGTAAAGCCGATCTCAGAGAGGGGCAGGGTCCAGCTGTAGGTGTTGGCCTGGGGGGTAAAGCTCCCGGTGGCCGTCTGTACTTTGCCGCCCGTCCGGCCCTGCAGGAACGCCTGTCCCATTTACCGCACCACCTTCCACGCGACGGGTATGGCCGTGTTGATATCCTCGGGGGCGTAAAACGTGAGGACCCCTTCGCCCACGGCGCACTCGGCCACCTTGTCCCAGGCGGCCTGGACCTGGTCGGACGCGCTCTTGTCGGAGAGGTCCAGCACCCGGGTCACGTCCACCCAGTCCGAGGCCAGAACGCCTTGAGCCGAGACGGTCCGGGTGTAGTACCCCTGCCCGTTCGGCCCGGTCCAGCCCGGCTCCAGGACGGCCGTGCCGGCAAGGAACGCCGCCGCTCCCAGGGCGGCCCGGGCCGCCGCCGCCGTGGAGGCGCCCGTCCCGCCCGCCGAGAGGGGCAGCACTCCCGCCTGCAAAAGGCCCTGCTCCCCGGTAAAGACGGCCCGCCCGGCCATAGAGCCGATTCTGCCGTCGCTGGTCAGGTTCCCGTGGACGTGCGCGGCCGCCGCCGCGCCGACGTCCGAAGCGGAAAGGCTTACATCAGCCGAGAGCGGCTTGCCGTTGACCTTCCGCGTGGCGGGCACGGCCCCGATATCCGCCGGCGTCGTGCCGTGGGGGTTGCCGGCGGCCTGGCTGTGGTCGTAGGCGATCTTTCCCCGGTCGCCGCGGTAGGCCGTCGAGGCCGTCTCCCCCAGGGCGAGGGTGCTCTTGGTGTTCCAGGCGGCTTTCTCCGCGTCCGTCACGGTCCGGTGCTCCGGGTCCTGCGCAAGAGCCGCCAGCGTCGCGGGGATGTCCGGCTTATTCGCCACGTTCTCCCAGTCCACCCCGTAGGCGACTTCAGCGGCCCGCACCACGCCGTCCCCGTCCGGGTCGTAGACGGCCCGGACCATATCCCCGGGCACGTCGCCGCTGGCCGTGACGGCGGAGAGAACGCCGTTTTGGTCGATGGAAAGGCCGGCCCCCACCCGCACGCCCCCCAGTGTCGCCGCCGACGCCACGGGCAGAACATACGGCTCCAGCGCCTGAAGCTTCGCCCGCTCCGCCGGCGTCAGGGCCAGCCTTGCGCCCCCGTCGGGCACGTCTTCTAAGGTGAGGGTCAGGTCCCCGGTCAGGGGCTTGTTGTTCACCCGCCGCTCCAGAGGGACGGCGCCCACGTCCCCCGCCGTGAGGGTAACGGGCCCCTCCAGGGCCTTGCCGTTGACGGACATGTTCGGGTGGGCGTGCTCCGCCGCCGCCGCCCCCAGGGCGGCCCGGGCCGCCGCCGCCGTGGCCGCCCCCGTTCCGCCCGCCTCCACGGGCAGCACCCCTGTCCGCAAAGCCCCCTGTTCCCCGGTGAAAACGGCCTGGTTGGCGGCAGAGCCGATTTTCCCGTCCGGGGTGATGCTCCCGTGTCCGTGCTCTACCTCGGCCGCCCCGATGTCGGCGGGGGTCGTGCCGTGGGGATTGCCGGTCATCTGGCTGTGCTCGTAGGCTGTCTTGCCCAGATCTCCCCGGAAGGCGGTCTGGGCTGTCTCGCCCAGGGCGAGGGTCCCCTTGGCGTTCCAGGCGGCTTTCTCCGCGTCCGTCACAGTCCGGTGCTCCGGGTCCTGGGCAAGGTCCGCAAGCGTCGCAGGGATGGGCGTGTCCTCCGGCAGGGCCCCCACGTCCCGGGCGGTGAGGGCGACGTCCCGCTCCAGGGTCTTCCCGCAAATCCGCCGGGAAGCCGGGACGCGGCTCTCTATGGCATCCTCCACCTCCGGCAGGAGCGTGTCGTTTATGTACGCCTGGATGCGGTTTCCCGCCAGGTCAAACCGGGCCTTGAGCTCGGCGGGGGTCAGCCCCTGGGTGTCGTTGGGCTCGTCGTCGAGCCTGGATATGATGTTTAGGTCTTCACGCATCGGCGTCAAAGCCATTTTCCTTCACCTCCTAACGCACGGCCCCCAGGCCGCGCACCCGGATGTCCGCCCCCAGAATCGTGGCGGTGCTCCAGTTCGTGTTCGTCTCAAAGACCAGCCGCAGGGCGGCAAACTTCTTCACCCGAAGCCTTAACCGCCGGATGCGGGGCAGCCTGTTCGTCCCGAAGCTGAAGTGGGCAAAGCTCAGGGCCCGGAAGCTCATGAGCCCCGCGGCGGCGGTCTGCCACGGCGCCTCGCTCTCCGCCCCCAGGGTGTCCTGGCCCCAGTCGCCCCGCAGGTTTGTCCGAACGGTCACCTTCACCTGGGCGTTTTGCTCCGGCCGCAGGGTGACGTAGATCTCCGAGGCCGCCTTCGTCAGGGACCGGGCCCCGAAGTCCATGGCCCCGCTCTCCCACACCGCCTGGATGGGAGTGCCGTCGTCGCTGAAATATCCGCGGGAGACGTGCCGGATGGTGCCCTCCTCCGTGCCGATATACAGCTCGTCCCGGTAGACGATGAAGCACACCGCCGGGAAACCCGAGTAGGTAAACCAGGCCCCGTTCTCTGTATTCTGCACCACCGCCCGGCCCCCCTGGGCCACGTAGAAAAACCCGCCGATTTTGTCGTAGAAGGCCGCGGCCGCGCCCAGGTCCATCTCCCGCAGCGTCCGCTCCACGGGGTGAGACACCCGCCGGGCGTTGCGCTGGTCTAAGGTGATGTTGCCGTAGCTGGACGCCGCCGTCCACTCGTAGATGCCCCCGGCATCCAGGGTCCGCGGCTGGTTCACGACCAGGCAGGCCTGCCCGAAGGCCGCGGAGCCGATGTCCCGGTTGACGGGCCGGACGTAGAACCCCGCCGTCACAGACCCGTCCGGCAGCGTCACCGTGTCGTAGGAGACGCTGTAGGCCGAGTCCAGCTTGAACACCAAGAGCCGGTCGTAGTGGCGGATCATGGCCGTGACGGGGGTGTTGGCGTCCCCCACGGCCACCTCGTTGAGGTCCGGGAAATACTCCGCCGTGGGCGCCCCGTCGTGGTCCAGGTCGGAGTAGACGGCCCTGTTGGACCCGTCGCCGTAGAGGAAGACCCGGCTGTCCGTGGCGCCGTTGTAGACCTCGGCGTAGCGCATTTTCGTCACCTGCTCCCGCAGGGCGTTGGGCATGGTGTAGCCGATCTCCACCGTGTTGGTCCCCTCCGCCGGCGCCGAGGCGAACGTTACCGTCCCGGAGGCCGGGTCCTGGGCGGTCACGGTCAGGTCCTGCCCGCCCACGACCCGGGCGTAGTCCACCGTCAAAAACCCCTTTTCCGGCAGGGTAAAGGTCTTCGCCGTCCCGTCCGGGGAAAACCGCGCCCGGCGCTTTCCCGTCAGACGGTTGACGCGCTCCAGGGTCTCCCCGCCCCCGGACGGGGGCACGCTCACGGCCACCAGAGGCCGGTACCCCGCCACGGTGGAAATCGTGGCCCCGTCCCAGACGTAGTACTCCTCGCCGTTGAGGATGTAGAGCTTATCCCCGAAGCCGAACATGGTCACCCGCCCCGGGGTGGGCAGAGCCCCCAGATCTCTTTTCGTCCACTGCCCGTCCTGCTCCATAAGAGACCACAAATGCCCGCTGCAGGCGGCCACCATGACCTCCTGCCCCGCCACCCTTCCGCTCCAGATGCCCTGCACGGGCGTCACCCCGGCGGTGGGCTGGGCGGAGACGGGGTAGAACTTCCAACGGTAGACGTCGTCCAGAGCCGAGAGCACCGGCGAGCACCGCATCCGCAGGGCGGCGCCGTAGGGGGTATACACCGTGTCCAGCACCGCCTCCGCCCGGTAGGCCCGGCCGTACCACCAGAAATACCTGCCCACCGGGTCGGTACTCTCCACCCTGTCCTCCAGAACCACCGCCCCGCTGGACACCCGGACGGTTTTATAAAGGTTGCCGCCAAGCTGGGTGCCAAGCACAAGCTGCTCCACCGTCGTCCCATATACCACCTTCCCGCCCGGGACGGCCACGCCTTCTCCCGGCGGGTCGTACTCCAGAACCCCCAGGCGGTACACCGCGCCGCCCTGGAGCTGGCAGTAATAGGAGGCGTAGGAGGACAGCTCCGCCGCCGTCACCGTCACGGGCTCTCCCAGAAGCTCCAGCACGCCGGCGTCGCTCACCGTCACCGCCGGATACGCCGTCACGGACCAGGCGGGGGCGTTGAGATCCGTCCGCACCGTCTCCGCCTCCGGGGAGACGCTCACGCTGTACCCGCTGGCAAGGCCCATTACGGTCCGGGTTCCGGGCCGCTTGATGAGGGCCCCCTCCCGGGTGACGGCGAAATTCACCATCCGGGCCGCCTCGCCGGGCCGGAGCCCTCCGTCGCTGTCGGGGCTCTCGTTGACGCCGCGCCACGCGTCAATGGAGAAGACCTTCTCCGCCTGGCTCCTAGAAATCACCGCCATGGCGCGTCCTCCCCCGCCCCGCCGTAGACGTCCTCAATGGCCTCGGCCCTTCTGGGGTAGGCGTCCGCCGCCCGCCGGAGCAGCTCCTCGTACCGCTGCTGGTAGAAGCCGGCCGTGGCGGGGCTCGTCTCGCACAGCAGGTGGGCCGCCAGACCGTAGGGCAGAATCACCCGGGCCGCCGTCTCCTCCACCTCCAGGGCATCCTCCATGGAGAGCGCCTCCCGGGCGGCCGGCCGCTCCCCCTCCTTCGAGGCGGCGCCAAAGCGGAGCGCCGCCTCGCCGCAGAGCAGGTTAATCACCGCGAGGGCCCGCTCCCGGTAGAGCTCGTAGGACTCCGGCTCGTCCATCAGGGCAAGGGCCGCGCGGTAGACCATCTCCGCCGTCGCCATATCGTCCCTCCTTTCGGTGGCGGCGGCAGCCTTAAGGCCGCCGCCGCCTTTTTAAGCCATTAGGCCTTGCGGGTCATCTCGGCGATGGGGGAGTTCAAAAGCCCCTCCGCCGCTCCGTAGGCCCGCAGGGTCTGCCCCATCTCCAGGGCCACCGGGCCGGTGTACACCTTCGCCGTGGGAGACGTCTTGGGGTTGGTGCCGTCTGTGGTATAGCGGATGACCTCGGCCCCCTGGCAGGTGATGGTGACGGTCTCCGCCCCCGAGAAGGCGGGAACGGGGCACATGCCGCTTTCCGCGTGGACGTAAATGCCGTTGACCTTGGCGTCCAGCACGAAGGCGTCGTGGTAGAACCGGCACTCGCCCACGTCGGCGTCGAACCCCAGGGGGTTCTTCTGCACCCGCAGGACCTTCAGCTTCAGCGGGTCCACCGTGGCGTCCTTGTACTTGATCATGAAGTTGACGCCCGCCGGCAGGTAGCTGTCGATGACGGGTACCACGTCCATGCCGTCGATGCGCCCCACGCAGCCGTGGCGGATGGCCTCGGCCCCCAGGGTGTCCACGCCCATAATCTCCCTGGACATTTTCGTCTCGATGTACAGGGACTCGGAGATGAACAGCACGCGGTTCTTTTTCGGCACCATGCGGTTGCTCATCTCCGCCGAGGCCTTCAGAATCGCCCGCATGACGGTCTCGCTCGTCAGGGGCACGGGGTCCAGCAGGCCCAGCCCCGCCCCGTTGGCCCACTTGCGCAGGCGGTACATGTCAATCTCCGGGGTGCAGACCTCGTCCCAGTGGGCCTTGACCTGCTCGTTGCAGTGCTTGACGTTGAGCTGGTCCGCCGCGTTGCCGTGGTCGATAGCGAAGGTGAAGGACTTGTCCTGGGTCATGGTCAGGGTCTGGACGGTGTCCCCCAGCTCCGTGATCCTGCCGAACCGGCCGCTCTCGGCGGTGCGGCTGTAGTCGTTGAGCTTCACCCGGTCCACGGTGTAGACCTTGACGCTCTGGGCCCCGTCGAAGTCGTACTTCTTGCCGGCGTAGGCGTCGGTAATCGACTCCCGGGCAAACCGCTCGTCGATGAGCGTTGAGTATTTCGTCGTGAGGTTAATGGACATCTCTCGCTCTCCTTTCCTCTCTTAATCTCCCCTGTACCAGTCGTCCTCTATGGCGTCGCCCGCCACGCGCCCTCCCGCCGTCGCTCCGGAGCCGACGGCCCGGAGGGCGTTGCTGCGCATGAGCCGCTCGGCCTCAAGGGCCGCCCGGAGAAGCCGGTTCTCATAGGCCTGATAGGCCGCGAGCAGCGGCACGCCCCGGCTGACCTCCCGCCACACCGCCAGGGGAATCTCCCCGGGGTCCACCGGGCCGTATACCCGAAGGAAGGCGTCAATCTCCTCCCGCCGCCGGGCCTCGGCCATCTCCTCCCCGGAGGGTTGGAAACTTGCCTCGGCCTCCCGCTCCCCGGCCGGCCGCGAAACCTCCTCCGCCCGGTCCTCCGGCGCTTCGCCGTCCGGGGGCAAGCCCTCGGCGTCTTTCGGCCCGCCGGACTCGTCCGGGTAGAGGGCCTCCCCGTCCTCCCCCGTGAAGAGGGCCTCTCCGGCGTCCTCCGGGAAAAGAACCTCGCCGCCCTCCGGGGAGAAGGCCTCCCCGCCTTCCGCCCCCGGCCGGCGGTCCTCACCGGCCGCTTCCGCCGGGTCCGGGGAAACCCGGGTCACAGGTCCGGCGTTCGCCTTCCCGCCGCCTTCCGCCGCCGGCCCCGCGGCCTGCTCCAGCTCCCGGACCCGTTGGGCCAGCTTCTCCGCCCGGCCGCGGATGCGGTCGTAGTCCCGCCCCTTCTGGGCCAGGCGGATGAGCTCCTCCCGGGTGACGGGGACTTCCTCGCCCATGTACTTGATGGTGAAAAGCTCCGGCTCCCCGGCGTCCCTCTCCGCCGAACCGGGGCCCTCCGGCTCGAAGGAGGCTGGTCTTGCCCCCAATACCGGCTCGGCCCGCTCCTGCGCGTCAAAAAGCTCCTGTTCCAT